AATTATGTCAGCAGGATTTAAGTATGACTTGGTTCCGCCCGTTGAGCAAGAGGAACGCTACGATGTCCAGACCGGTATTCGTAGACGTGGCCCGTTCAAACTCGACACGCAGAACCTGGTAGTGGGAAGTTTCCTTCCCGGATTTACCCCGATTTACGCAGACTTGAAAAACAAGTTTGCTTATGCGGTAATCAATGTGAGAGTTGCGGAAGCCTATACCACTGGTGGAGAGGCTTTGTCTATCAAAGTAGCCAAGAACTCTTTGGCCTATGTAGGCATGTTTGTCGGAAGTGGTAAAAAAGGCGCAGAAGTGACGGCTATTGACAAGTCTAATGCCAATTACGACGTATTGACTATCAAGGCTGCTTTCGGTGAAAATATCGCCAAAGATGCGGTTCTCTTCCAAGCAACCGCAGTCGACGGGCTGAAACAAAAGTATGTTTCAAACTCCGCTTTGTATGAAAGAACAAAGGTGGAAGATGGTATCGTGTTAGTTGCGCTGCTCCGTACAGCCGCAGAGATTGAGCCTTCAAAATTGGTTATGCCGTTTTCCGAGAACGATAAAGCCAATATGAAGGGATGGTTTGAATTTAACGAGTAAGGAGGTAGGATATGTTTTTAACGATTCAAACATTATTCGATGATGCGAACATTGTATCCGCTATCATCAGACGTGTGAACCAAACGCGTAAAGATACAATCTATTGGCAGCAGTATCTTACTTTCCGTAGAGTAACTACTCGTCTGTTCAAAGACTACATCGGCTCTGTAACTGGAGTGATGGCCGGTTCTATCAACTCACGTTTCGGTGAAAAGCCCATCCGTGAACGTAAAAATATCGGTTCTGGATATGGTGAAATAGCCTATCTGGGCGATGCATATCAAATGTCTATTGACCGTCTATCTGAATTGCAAGATTTGATTGACAAGTTCAATCAAGCCAAACCGGCAGACCAAAATACAGCATTGGAAGAAATAGTAAACTTCCTGGCAGATGACTACCGTCAGATTACTCTTGCAGCTCACAAGCGTATGGATATTATTGTCGGTGCATTGTTGATGACTGGTGAAGCCACCGTTTACAATAAGGATGCTGCAATAACTTCCGGTCAGACCAACAATAAGCTGCTGGAAATTACCCTTCCATTCAATTTTGTTAAGCCTACAGCTGGAGATATAATTGTTGATGGCAAGAATATGTTCATCTCTTATTTAAGAGAGAAACTACATTCCCTAGCTCCAGACTTTGGCGCTTATGCCAAGATGATTATGACACGTACAACCTTCAACAAGAATGTACTTGGCTCTTCTGAATTTGGCGAACAGTACAAGATGATTCTCGGCACTAACGAAATGAAATTAAGTACCGGTTTGATTTCTTCTTCGTTGGCTTCTGAAGTTTTTACTGGTATCGGTCTGCCACGTATCGAAATCAAAGAGGATTACGTGAAAGACCAGACAGGAAAAAATGTGCAGATTTATGCAGACAACCGTATCACCTTGCTTAACGGTGATGAAGTAGGTTATATGCGCCATCATACCCCGTATGAAGCGACAGATCCAGTATCAGGGCGTACTTATGTTCCATCAGAGGGGCAGATGCTTATATCCAACTACCGTGACAAAAACGGTCGTTATATGGAATATACGGCAGAATGGATTCCACAAATTACCAATCCGGATTTGATCACCAATTTCGATTTGAGCGAAATTGCATCAATCCAATCAGCATAAGGAGGAGGATATGAAAGTAAAGGTTATATCTGTTTTCCGTGATAAGTTTACTGGTAAGTATTACAATCCCGGAGAGGTGATTGAAATTTCCGAAGAATCCCGTGTATTGGATGTAGAAAACCGCAAACTTGGCGAACGGGTTGAAGTGAAAGTTTCTGAAGAAAAGAAGGAGATCAAAATATCCCTCTTTGAAAAGGAATTTGAGAAAAAGATTTTGGTTGATGCTCTGAAATCTATCGGTGTTCAAGCAGCCGGAAACATGAAAGAAGAGACTCTTTTGGGTAAGGTTGCAGAGTTGGATGAAGAAACGACTTCCAAACTGAAAGAAGTGTTAGATATTAAATAAAAAGGGTAGTACTCCTACCCTTCCATTATGTAACTTATAATTCAATAAAGAAATGAAGAATTTTATTTTTGCCATATGTGGCTTTTTAACGATGTCTTTGGTCTCCTTGAGCGTACAGGCATCAAGCGTCGAATCTTTCGAGTGTGAATACGTAGCCCCATCGGTTGATGTTGGTTTGTCACCTATTCAGTTTTTCACCTTAGAAGCAGCTCCGACTGATTGCGTTGTATTGTCAGTTCCACAATCAATCTTTATGATTACAGATAGTCCGGCGATGCAACCAGCGACTATTACGGCAATGCAAGGAAAACAAATTTCAGTTCCTAAGTGTCCGTTCCGATATATCTACAAATCGAAGTATTGTACGCATTATAGCTACACTGCATACAGCAGACTGATTATACCATAATCAAAATGACAGTGAACGACTACATACAGCAAAGATTTCAGTCTTTCAGTATTCACTTATCAGAAACTGATCTTTTGGATATGTGTCTGAACGCGAAGATTAGCGGAGAGGATGAAATGAATAAGGAATCCTACAATATCGTTTCTGTGGCAATTGCGAAGTTCATCCCCTCTCTCCTACTCCGTGCCACTTCAATCAGCGAAAACGGCTTCTCTATGTCTTGGAACATTCAGGGTATTAAGGACTACTATTCATTTCTGTGTAAACAGTACGGATTGAAAGACGAATTAAGTAACAAGCCTAAATGTACTTTCTTATGATATTTGCTCCACATATATTGCAGATAAAGGTTATCACCCCGATGGATAAGGATGAGTTCGGCAGACCCATTCCTGGAACAGGCGGTGAAAGCTGGCAGGATGTATGTAGGTGTCGCTGTGACGATAACACTACCAAAGAGTTTAAGTCAGAAAACGGCTCTGTGTATCGCCCGAATTACCATGTAGTGTGTGAGAAGAGAATCACTGTTAAGGCTGGTGTCGAAGTGCGCTGTATGGACAGTGAGAACGTGAGAGGTCAAGGTGAGGTTTACACGGTTAAGAGTACAAACCACTTTAACTATTCGGAACTATGGATGTAGATTTCGATTTTTCCGATGTCGACTCCTTTTTCAATGAAGGAGAATGGGAAGTCGAAAAGAAGATGATTGATGTGGGTGATGAAGCTGTGAAACATGCAGAGGAACACGGCAATTATAAAGACCATACATTGACTCTAAGAACGTCCAATGATTACGATGTTGATAAAGACGGTCTGACACTGAAAAATGAAGCGGAATACGCTTCATTCGTGGAATCTAAAGGATTTGATGTTTTGAGTAGTGCCGCTTTATACGCGGAGAAACGATTAAAAGAAGAATTTGAACGATGATAGTGACTACCGACATAGCAAATATTCTTTACCGAGATTGCAAGTCTTTCGAAATCGACATTGTTCCCAGCGGTGAAACGCTGATGGATGAATTGAAGTCAGAAAGAATTGTCATCCACACCAAGAAACAACAACCGGGGAAGTATTGGAAGAAATCTTTCGCGGAAGTGAATCTTTGTGTACCTGATTTAAGCGAGAATGAAGCGAATACTATCCGTTTGAATGAACTCGAAAGAGAGACCAACAAACTGTTTAATGGTGTGGTAAGCTCCTATAATGGTACAACCTATCGTTATTCAATTGAATCTATCAGTATAGAAGCGGATACAGCTTTAAAGTGTCATTATGTGAATGTGAGAATTTTATTTGAAGTATTAAATGTAAAACTATAAAATTATGATTTCAGCAGTAGGAATTAAAAGAATCTTGTTTGCCGACATTGATAAGGTAACGGCAGATATTACCCCCGAAATCGCAAAGACTTTGATTCAATCCGCTATTAAGGCGAAAGATGAGGTTTTGAACGTGCATGGGGAAACTTGGCAGATTGAAGAAACGGAAGCATCTGTCACTGGACATAAAAATCAGTTAACAGGAAAAAATTACCGTTACGATGATGTGCCGGGAGAAGTCTCCCCTTCTTTCTCTATCGGACAGTATGACTGGAAGACAAAGAAAGCGTTCATGGGGGGCGATGTTATTCAGGCAACATCTGAAGATGTCGGATGGAAGCGTGCCTTGGACAAAGTTATCGTCAACAAAGCATTGTTTTGTCTGACTGATGATGATGTATGGTTTATTTTCCCGAAATGCCGTATCATTTCCCGTGAAGCTAATACGGACAAAGCAATTGCCATTGCAGTACGCGGAATGGTTCAGGAACCGGGAATCGAAGGAGTTTCTTCTGAATACAATTACGAAGAAGAAGCTATCAAAGCCTTGATACCAGTGGCGTAACATTTTAAGGTAAAACGATTGTAAACAGCAAGGGTGAGGTGGTGGTATTCGCTTCACCCTTGTTTCAATTTAGAATAATGAATCAAGCAGCAAAAATAGTTTCTGATGCCCTTTTAGGGCTGGATTTTAAGAATGTCGAAATAGGTGGAGTTGTTTATACAATCAAGCCGCCCACAATCAAAGTTATTTGTAGTGCTATTCATCATTTTTCCAATATTGGGATGACAGGTGACAACATCATGGAAGCTATCAAGAAACTTCCCGGAGCCACAGATGATATGCTGAAAGGTATCTCCTGTTTTATTTGTGGTAATGAGAATATGGCTAAGGCTTTGGAAAACGGAACCTTTGATGAAATCAAAGAAGTTTTGGAAATATGTTTCTCTATGATGGATATATCGGCTTTTCAGTGTGTCAGCTTGATGAAGAACGTGTCGATGCTGGCAGCAAGACCGAAACAGTAGGAAACGCAACGTTCTTCGGGCAAATAGCCCATTTGGTTGACACTCTCCATTTAAGCTATACGGAAGTGTTTGAAGTCATTCCATATAGAAACCTTTTAATGATGCAACGAGATAAACTCCATGCAATTTATGGCGGTCAAAAAGTAAAAAAAATCAGTGGTAAAGAATTAGCGAATCGTAGAAAAAAGAAATAAGTATGGCAAAGTTATATTTCAAAGTCGCAAGTGATTGGGAAGAAGTCGTAAGACTCCGTAGTGAAATAGCTAAATTAAAGCAGGAGTTGAAAAATGTGGATGGAACACAATCCCCTGCTACCTTCAAAACTCTAAATACCCAACTTGCTGTATCCAATCAAAAGTTGGATGAACTGGTGACTAATGCTGCTAAAGCCGGAGCTGAAATGGAAATGGGATTTAAAAAGAAAATTTTTGATGCCTCTCAATCTGTTAACGGATTCACAGAAAAGATTATTACTCAAAAGACAGTAGTTAAAGATATTGAAGCTGATGTAAAGCGTCTAGGAGAATCATATCGCATAGCACTAAAGCGTAACCCTCTATCTGCAACTGGTAAGCTGGAAGAATACAATGCTGCTCGCAAAGCCTTAGATGAAGAAAAGGCAGCTTTGTTCGGACTTACCCAGCAACAAGCTGAAGCTCGTCTTTCTGTGAAAAAGCTCCGTGACGAATACGCCCTTTACAACGATAATGCCAAAGAGGTTGTAGAAAAAAACAATGGCATTGCAATTTCTTGGAAGAAAGCATTGGCGGTTATTGGTGGTGCTGGAGTATTAAAGGCATTAGGTTCTGAAATAATTCGTGTTCGTGGCGAATTTCAATCCATGCAGACCGCTATTGAGACTATGGTTGGAAAGGATATGGCAGGGCAACTGATTCCGCAAATCAAGGAGCTGGCTAAGATTTCTCCACTTACTATGTCAGATATGGTTGGAGCAGAAAAGATGATGCTTGGATTTAACATACAAGCAGAAGACACTATCAAATACTTGAAAGCCATTAGTGATATTTCTATGGGGGAATCCAGTAAGTTCAATTCGCTAACTTTGGCATTTTCACAGATGTCAGCAGCGGGTAAACTTATGGGGCAGGATTTGAATCAAATGATAAACGCTGGATTCAACCCGTTACAGATTATCTCCGAAAAGACTGGAAAATCTATCGCAACTTTGAAAGATGAAATGTCCAAAGGTGCTGTTTCCGCTGAAATGGTTCAACAGGCATTCATTGATGCAACTTCCGCAGGTGGTAAGTTCTATAATATGTCTGAGAATGCTTCAAAGACTATCAATGGTCAGTTGTCTATGATGCAGGATGCTTTGGATTCCGTGTTTAACGAATTGGGAACAAAGTCGGAAAGTGTTATCATGGACGGTATTCAAATGACAACTTCGTTGATTCAGAATTATGAAACAGTAGGTAAGGTCTTGGCTGGATTAGTGGTTACTTATGGTACATACCGGACCGCAGTGATGCTTGTTACTGCTGCCGAAAGTAAACATACTCTTGTGGAGATTGGACTTACCAATGCCCGTTTATTGGCACGAAAAGCGCAGTTAGCTTTAAACGCTGCAATGCTTACCAATCCTTATGTGTTGTTGGCTACTGCTGTAGTAGGACTTGGAGTTGCAATGTTGGCTTTCCGCGATTCGGCAACAGAAGCAGAAAAGGCACAGAGAAGGTTTAATGAACAGCAAGAAGAAGCTAAAAAGCAAGAAGAAGAACACAAACAGAAGATTGATTCCCTCGTACAAAGTTCTCGTGATATAGCGTTGTCGGATTTACAAAGAGGTCGAAGTTTAGCGGAGTTAAGAAAAGAATACCCTAAGATATTCGCTCAATATGACATCGAAACCATTAAGTTGGCTGATATACTTAAACTAAAGCAACAGATAACGGAAGAAGATGCGAAACGTGCCGGAGAAAAGCAAACCAAGGAACTTTCTAACATTGAATCTGAAATCAAATATTACGAGAATCTGCTGAAAACTCTTTCCGGTCAGCAAGGCGTTGATGGATATGTGAAGAAACTAAAAGAATTGCGTGCTATGCGTGATGTCATGCTGCAAGAAAAAGGCAAAGGCATCTCCGAACAGTTCATTTCCAATCTTAAAGATGTTAATACTAATGAGTTTGACCGCTACATCTCTGAGTTGGAGAAGCGTATCAGAGGAAAGGGGGAAAATGGAACTGTGAAACTTCGTTTGCCTATTGATATTAAGGGTACTTTGTCTGATGAAGCAATCTATAATGTGAAAGACATAAAAACACTTATAGATACAGCAAAATCAGTCAAGCAAACCCGAATTGATTCAGAGAAGAATAAAACCACTTACAAACAAGATTATGAGAAAGCGAAGAAAGACTGGGAGGATGCCAAAAAGAAACTATCTGAAATAGAAAAGGACAAATCTAAATTTACTTCAAAGCAATACGAAGAAGCTAAAAAGCAAAAAGAAACTACCGAAAAAGCATACAAAGATTTAGGAGGTATCACTGGCAATGCTTTATCTAAACAAGAAAAAGCTATTGAAAAGCAAAAAAAAGACCAACAAAAATCAGCCGAAGAGCTTCTGTCTCTCCGTCGCCAAAATCAACAGGCGGAAATAGATCTTATGAAGGAAGGCACAGAGAAAAAGCTAAAACAGATTGACCTTGACTATCAAAAAGAACTTGACGCCATCAAGAAACAAGAAAAAGATTTGAGTGAAAGACAGGGTGGAAAGTTGACTTCGGAGCAGTCTATTGAAATTTCCGCTCGTTATACCAATGCTGAAAATAAAAGAGAGAAAGATATAGCCGATGTAAGTAAGGAATTAAATTCCATACTAGATAAATATCGTGATTATTCAGCTCAACGCATAGCTATAGAGAAGCAGTATCAAGACGATGAAAAGAAACTTAGGGACGGATTAGCAAAAGCTAAAAGCGATTCTGAAAAGAAACAATATGAAGATGCCCTAAAAGAACTAGAAAAACAGCGTAAGAAAACTATAGATTCTATTTCAAAAAGCGAAATCGAAGATTCTGGCGTTTGGAAAATGTTAATGGGAGATGTTGATGCATTACCTACAGATATGCTTGAACAATTATTATCTGATGCTGAACAACTTGTCAAGACTACAAACTTGTCGGCTACAGATATGAAAGCTATGATGGATACCATAAATAATGCTCGCCAAAACCTTATAGCTCGCAACCCTTTCAAGACATTGAAAGAAGAATATGAAAAGTATCAGAAAGCAATAAAGAAAGGGGATAAACAGGGAGCCTTTACTTCATGGAGTAATGTGGAACAAGCTAGCGAATCTATAAAGAGTAATATTTCAACATTAGGGTCCTCTCTATCTTCTCTTGGAACTACTTTTTCCGATGAACTGGGAGAAGGCATCCAAAAAGCGGTAGATATTATAAATGACGGCATCACAGCATTTGAAGTATTCGGCAAAACTGGTGAAAAGTCTGCCGGTGACACAGTGAAAGGCATTAGCGGAATTGTTGGGATCATAACTACATTAGTGGGTACTGTAATGAATGCCTTTGATTCTACAAAAGCAGAACAAGAAAGAAATATTGAATATCAACGTAGACAGGAAGGATATTGGGATTCTATAAATTATCAAGTAGAACGTTATCTGGAGTTGCTCAAAGAAGCCGCAGGAAATGATTATTTTGCAACAGCTACCCAATCATTAACAACACTTGAAAAAGCCAGAGAGAAGGCATACAGGGACATAGTTAAATCTATGCCTGTTGGTGATGTTGATGCTGTAACATTTGGGCTTGCTCAACTTTTTAAAAGTGGTAAGTTTGCTGGCAAAATGACTGAATATGCCTTCGGAGGTCCGCAAGCTAAAGAAATATTTGATTTCATACAAGCTAATGGAGGATATGATCTACAAAACAAACTCATATCAGAGGAAGTGATTTGGGCGATGAAAAGCAATGCCGACATCTGGTCTAAGTTACCGGAATGGATGCAACAAGCTATTGACAAATTTGTAGAGCTCAACGACCAGACTAAGGAGCTAGAAGAGACTTTAAATGAGGATTTATTTCAAACGACTTCACAAGGTCTCGAAGAAGCAATACTGGAAGGATTAAAAGGAGGAAAAAGAGGAATCGCAGATTTTGGAGAAGATTTTGAAGAGATAATGCGCAACGCCTTATTACAATCGTTCGTTATAGACCAACTAAGAGGTAAAGCACAAGAGTTTTATAAAAAATATACCCTTTTGGCTGATAGTGACGAAAACGGAAAACTTGATTTAACAGCAGAAGAGATAAGCGATCTTAGAAAAGATTGGAATGATATTATAAAAGCTGCTACAGAAGAAGCAAAGAATATTGATGCCATTGTTGGTGGTTCTTCCTCTTCATCCCAAGAAGCTTCAAAGAAAGGCTTTGCCACTGCGTCACAGGATTCAATCGACGAGCTTAACGGGCGTTTCACCGCCTTGCAAATAGCCGGAGAAGAAATTAAGAATCAAAGTATAACTCAATCCCAATCATTAAATATTCTAACGATGAAAGCGGATACACTTATTTCCATAAATACGGAAACGAGAAATATAGCCGATGACACACGTGATTTGATAGCAAGTTCATATCTCGAACTTGTTCAAATCTCCGAAAATACCGGAGCAATAATAAAACCCATCCAGCAAATGCAGAAGGATATGGCGGAAGTTAAAAACAATACCAAAGGATTATCAACAAAATAAATGGTTATGGCAGATTTATTAATAAATGGTAGAGATGCTTACAAGACTTGGGGTGTAAGAATGGGAGATAAATTCCTTGATGTGCTTGGTGCATCATTACCTATGAAAGAATTTATTGAAAATAAATCCCGATTAGAACATGGAAAACGTGTAATAATTAATAATCCCAAAATTGATGAACGGGAAATAACGCTCTCTTTTACCATAGAAGGCAATTCTAAATCTGATTATCAAGCAAAAAAAAGGGCTTTTTTTGAAGAATTATACAAAGGTGTGATTGATATTCAGATTCCAGCTAACAGCAGTGACATTTATCACTTGATTTATTTAGGTAAAAGTATCACCTATGCGCAGAGTTTAGACAGAACTTTTGGTAAATGCTCAATGAAGTTTTGTGAACCAAACCCGAGTTTAAGGACCTAATTTACGACATTGATTTCATTGTCGTATATGCGAGTGCCCAAAATTGGGTACTCTTTCTTTTATCTCCGAACTTTGGTGTGTTATGGAATCAGTAGACATCAAAGACATATCCGGCAACATTCGCTTTTCGACTCCTATTAAAGAGGGGGCGAAGAGACGCTTCCTTTTGATGCAGGAAGATTATATCACTTTGCTATTTAGCCTTTCCAATCCGGTTTATTTCAAACTAGGCGACTACGTAGACAATGAGTTGGGAATATTCGAGCTTGTAGACCTGTATAAGCCTACCTACAATACAACGACAGGTGAATACGACTACGAACTCCGCCTTGATGCTTATTACTGGAAATGGAAGAACAAGAAGTTTTTCTATACACCGGAAACCACCGGACGCGAAGCCGCATGGAATCTTACCGCTACCCTTGACACGCATTTGAAAGTCTTTCTTGATAACCTGAAAGCACTCGGATACAAGTTCAGAGAGGAAGAGTTTACATACGAGATTGACAGCACAGTGGAAAACACTTCCAAGCTCGTTTCCTACGATAACGTGAATCTGATCGACGCTCTCACACAGATGGCGGAGACATGGGAGTGTGAATGGTGGATAACAGAGCACGTTATTCATTTCGGACGTTGTGAATATAGTTCCCCTGTTGATTTCAAAGCCGGTGACTTGACAGACACAGAAAATGTGAATGTCAACAGCATGACACGCAGCGATAGCCAGACCACTTATGCGACCCGTATCTACGCTTTCGGTTCCACCCGTAACATTCCTTCCAGCTACCGGAAAGATTTGATATTTGACGTTAAAGAAGTTGATGGACGTAATATATCCGATACGTCAAGACCGCTCAAAAACAGCTATTTCCCTCTTAGTTCTAAGATAGAGAATAAGGTAAAGTTGACATTCCCCGAAAATGCTGCCTATGTATTTGAAAATGTTCCTGTTAATGAGACAAATTTAGCCGACGTTGTTAAAAAGACAAACATAGGAACTCTGGAAAAAGGTAATTATGAGTTTAATATTACTCATATAAAGTATTCGACTATCATGTCATCCGGGGTAAGATTTAACGGGATATTCAGATTGTGGGTATCATTAAACTATACTGTAAATTCTACAGAGGAAACTATCACCCTATTGAATGAGCAGGTTAATGCAACCGCACCGGTAGGTACTGAAGAAATTCTCGAAATAAAAGACAAGCTTGTAAGTTTCAGCCTTCCTTCGCAAGCTTCAAACTGTTCTATAGACGTTGGGGTTAGTGTTTGGTATATAACTTCAACAAGTAGTGCTATAATCAACTTCCTGTTAAAAGAAGAAGATATAAAGTACGGTGACAATGGTAACTCTGTCTCTATAACATTCCTTACCGGTGCAAATGCCGGACAGACTTTCCAAGCGATTTATAATCCGACATTCTTGTCTGGAGATAACTCAAACATTATCCAACTACCGGAAGGTGTAACCACCTCTTTAGGTAACCGGTACACCATTGATAACATAATCAAAGGCAAAGTCCCCGATAACTATTTCAGTAAGGATGACAAAGAAATGACCCTTAACGGAGTTGTTCAGAAACGTCTTATGCTTCCGGAGGGTATTTCTTATGTAGATGCTTATAAATACAGCCCGACCGGTGAACGTATCAACATCGGAGATGAAAACTACGATGATCCGGATAACGTGGAAATGCCGGAAGAGGAAGCAATCGAAGAGATCGTTATATTTGAGGATGAATATCCCCAATACAAGGGCACAATATCCAGTGTCAGCCACGATGACAAGGTAGACGATAACGATAAGGAATATCGGATCTATAATTTCAAAGATACGGGACTGAAGAACTTTACAGAAGATTTTAGGCTGGATGGTGAGGAACTTCACATGATATTCCAAACTGGCAAGCTTGCCGGGATGGACTTTGCTATCAATATTGTAGAAAGCGATAACACCGGAACAACCTTCGAAATTGTCCGCAATGAGGATTACGGTCGCTTTCTTCCGGATGATGTTCTTTATCCGCAAACCGCACACATGGAGGACGGTGAAGAAGTCCCCGCAGACACATATATCCTTTACGGCTTTGATACCGCATACATCTCCGAACAGATGTTGCCGGACGCAGAGCAGAATCTACTCAAAAAGGCAAAGGAATACGTAAAGAAATCCATGATTGACCCGTCCACCTACGATTGTGAGATGGATGCTGATTTCATCTACAATAAGGGTAATATCCGTACATACGAAGTCGGGGCTAAGATCAATCTGATAAATAAGGCATTTTTCCCGGAAGGCAGACAATCAAGAATAATCGGTTTCGAGTGGCCGCTGGATATTCCTTACGATCACCCGATTTATACAGTCGGTGAAACTGCCTCATATTCTCGTATCGGAGAGATAGAGAGCAAGCTTGATTCCCTTACTTACAAGGGACAAACCTATTCCGGCTCTGCTGTCGGAGGTGGTGGAATCAGTGTATATGTTATTGGGGTTAATGACAAGACAATCCCGTCTGACAGAAACGTATTCTCTGCAAAGAGAGTGCTTCAGGAGATTATAGCTTATGCTATAAGTAAGACGAAAGATGATACAGCACTAGGGCTTATTTCATTCCTGAACGGCATTAACGTTACCAAAGGTATTGTAACGGACACGATAACTGCAACAGAATTGAGCAGCAATATTGTAAAGGTGCTTGATAAGCTTACAGCCAATAATGCCGCCTTCTCCGGCAATATATCTTCTGTTGATTATGCTGAAAAGTTACTTGGCTGGCTGATAACCCCATCCGGTGATATAGATGCGAAGTCGTTGCGCCTACGTGATTTCCTTGAAGTGCCGGAATTGCGATATAACCGGGTATCAGTTATCACGGGTGAGGAATGGAACGCTCCCGGAGGCGGTATAATCGAATCAGTGGACGAAGAGAGCAGCATCGTTTACCTGAAGCTTGAACCGGGCGAGGTTGCAGCTGTTGAAGTGGATGATATTTGCAAGGCTAACTTCAACAATGACACAGGCTTTCAGACAACCTATTTCCGGATCACCGAAAAGCTGGATAATGGTTCTTTTAAATACGTTCTCCGCAGCGGATATACTTACCATCCTCAAAAGGCGATGCACTTTGTTTGCTACGGCAACTTCACCAATGCAGAACGCCAGAAGTCCAGCTATTCCACGCAGAATTATATCCGTTTCCTTAAAGGTGTAAACAACTGGGAGATCACAAAGGATATGATTGCCATGCAGTTGGGAGACCTGTCTAACCTGAAACTGTTTGGAATGGATATGACCGGACATAGTGCATATCTTAACAGAATCTACATGACCGGTACGATCAAGCAGATTTCAAATGACGGTGTGACGGAAGTACCGGTTCCGGTTTTTAAGGGTGAATGGAAATCCGGAACGTATTGGTATTATGACGAAGTAACCCACAACGGAAGCACATGGATTTGCATTGAATCTACGACTACGCAGGAGCCGTCAGATTCTTCTACTGACTGGTTGAAGGTTATTTCTAAAGGGGAAGATGGGCAAGATGGACAGGATGGAAAAGACGGTAAAGGCGTACAGAGCGTTGATGTCCTTTATTACCTATCCAGTTCTTCAACCTCCCTTTCCGGTGGTTCATGGTCTACAAACTCACCAACTTGGGTAGATGGGAAATACATTTGGAGCAAAACCAAAGTGGTATATACAGACGGTTCATCTATTGAAACCAATCCCGCTTGTATCACCGGAGGTAAAGGTAATACAGGGGATGATGGTAGGGGAATATCAAGCATTGTCGAAGAGTATTATCTGTCTACTTCTTCTAATTCTTTGGTTGGTGGTTCATGGAGCACAACGCCTCCCAAATGGGAGGATGGTAAGTACCTATGGACTAAAACAAAGGTAACTTATACGAATGGTTCGACATGGGAAAGCGATCCGGCTTGCATCACTGGAAGCCAAGGAAAAACAGGATTACCCGGTGCAATGCTCCGTCCCCGTGGAGTATGGAAAGCCAATACCGAGTATTATAACAATGAGACATTCATAGATACAGTAATCTATGACGGTCAAAACAAACTTTGTAAGATCACGCATACGTCTACTTCCTCTTTTGACTCAACGAAGTGGGAAGAGTTCAGCGAGTTCGAAAACGTGGCAACAAACGTCCTTCTTGCGCAGAATGCGACAATTGATGTTCTCGGTTCTTCCGGAATATTTGTTGGAAACTTAGATAAAACGAAGGGCTGGATAATGACTGAAGGCTCTATTAAGCATAATGTAACAGGTGTCGAGCTAACATCTGACGGAAAGCTGTCTCTTCCTGAAACCGGTGGAATAACAGTAGGCGGAAAGACTTTCATAGAAGCCGGGAAGATAAAGACGGAGTTTATTGATGTTGATACTTTGGAAGTAAAAAAATTAAAGGGGGCAACGGGAACCTTTAAGGAATTGCAAGCTGTTGATAATGAAGGTAACATACAAGGTAAGATTTCTTTTAACTCTGATGGGTCTGGAGGTAATGTTTCATCTTCGCTTAATATTGATTTTTCAAAAACTTGGATTTCTGGTGATTTGTATCAACAGGGCTACAATGAAACCGAAAAGCGTTCTTGGAGATTTTACGCTTCTGACATCTGGTGCCGTGGCGAATTCGGGCATTACAAGATGACTAAAATAACAGTTTCTGCTGGCTACAGTGCTAATTTTTATGTGCATGTATATGGATATGGCACTGATACTTCAGAACATAAATATCCTGAATCAGGTCGACCAATTGACTGTGTTGTTATGGAAGGTAGCGGGGATAGCGTACTACGAATATGCGAATCCGCAATGTATAAAGAAATTACAGTTGTTAATAACTCAAATTATCCCAAAAGGGTAATATACAACCATCTTAATTCTCAAACTTATAGTATTGAAGCTTGGGGATTTAAAACTTTTATCACAGCAGAAATTCAAACAAGTGTTGCTCCATATATTGTGAATAATTTATTTCTTCCAAAATAATTATGAAAATAGACTTTCGAAAAATAGAATTAACCGATCTCGAAGGGAACAAGAGTACCGTCGATGTATCTAAAGCATTCGGAAATGCGATTTATCAAAATACAGGTGATCTTGGAGAATTTAATCTTGCTCAAGATATATACCGGAAAGGAGAAGTTGATATATCCCCTGAACAAGCTAAATCTCTAAAAAAGTATGCGCAGTTATTTACTCGTGTCATTGATCGAATAGCTGTCAGCAATGCTCTATCACAAGAAGAATAAATAAGTTGAAAACAATGGTAGCAAAAGGAACGATCATAAAATTAGCAGTATCTATTGAACTACCTTCGGGCTTGACAATGGATGACATAGATTTCGAATGCAAGTTCTCTGTAACTCTCAATTCCCAGACGATCAAGAAGTCGGAAATGGTACGTAATGATAAGAACAGCTATACTTGTTTCCTTGATACCAACATCATAGGGAGGGGAGAAATTTGGATAGAAACCACGGCTTATCTTCCTGACACTGATTATGAAGGAGGAATAAGACCGGAGGTAGACAAGTCGGCAACCGGAATAAGAATTGTATAATATGGGATGCATACGGGTTAACATAGAAGCCTCGAAAGGAATAAAGGTGGGCACATCTCCTTTGTCTGGGATAAATGTCTCTGTAAATCCCAGCCGTTCAATTAAAGTGTCGGTAGGGATTGTCTGTGACGTTGGCAAAGATGCTTATTTGAGAGTAGAGCCTGATTACATCTGGTTGATGCCCTCCAATAACTTTGAAGATAACGTAGATGTATTGTCAAATGTGGTATGGACCACAGCAACAAAAGAATAAAATTTTATTGTTTAATTACTTAATGATTTGAATTATGGCAAAGCCTAGTTGGTTAAATTTAAACCCTTCAACTGGAAGCGGAAATGGGACAATTGCAAACAGTGCAAGTGCTCATACAGGTCGTACAGCTAGAACCGGTACGGTGACAATAACGGGTGTCGGAGTATCTACTCCTACAACTTATAAAGTAACTCAAACTCCTAAATCCGAGTTTGCATCTTTTGATAACGGAGCGGAAATGTCAGCGCCCAAAGCTGCCGGGACTGTCACAGTTGAAGGTAAGACTAATTCTCAAAAGCTGACCTTTGCATGGGCGGGTAGCGTATCAGATGTTTCCATTCCAGCGAAATATAGTGCGAATGGGACACAGACAGATAATGCGGCTAGCATCACAGGTGACCCAGGTGCTACAGCAGAGTTCCCATTCTCCATAGAACTTGAATTCCCAGCAAATGGAACTATTGAAGAAGTTGTAAGAACATTAAAAGTAACCGCAAACGGTGGTCAGGCTGTACAGATTGCAATCAAACAGGCAGCAGGAGACGCAAAACTATCCGTTTCCCCAACAGAAATTACAATTCCTCAAAACGGTTCAGCTGTTTCCGTTGCTGTTACGTCTAACACTTCTTGGACTGCCGCATAATGGATATACTTGTACCTTGGAAGGAAGGAGAAGGAAACATTGTCATTACGCCCGGCCCTAATGGAGCCGCAAGCGTAATGAGCGATGTTGCCAATGAAGGATTGGACAGGCAACAAACTGTCGTGTTCTCGACTACTAAGGGCAATAATCCAGTTTCCGTTTCTACTACGGTATCTCAAGAAGGGAAAAGACAGGCATTTGCAGTGACCGAAGGACGGTTTATACTGTCTGACGGCAGTACGTTTAACGTTATAAAGAGTAAGTTCTATGAGTGATTATAACAGTCAATATTCGGGAGCTAGGATTGAAGAACTATTGGCAATGATACCCAACTTGGCTAAAGCAGACCTCTCCAACGCTATGACGGTTTCTTTGGGAGCAAACGGTTATGCCAAGTTCAATAATGGGCTTTTGATACAGTGGGGGACAAGAGTCGGAGCAACCGGGGGGGCAATTAATCTGTATTTTCCTACCAGTTTCTATAATACTGATTATAACATTTATTTCACTGGAGCAGTAAATAATACAGGTGAATCTTTTATATATGCTCCGGGGTATGACCTTAATGGTAAATATACATCATATTGTAGAGTTCTCACCCGTGGAATAAATTCAACTCCGGCTATTGTTTGGACTAGCTGGAATTTTACATGGTTTGCAATTGGTAGATGGAAATAAGGAGGTAATATTATGGGAAAAATATATTGGAAAAATGGTTTCTATGATAAACCACAAGAAGGAGCAGTAGAAATATCGGTGGAGTACTGGCAGGAATTGCTTGACGGTCAATCATCCGGAAAAGAAATCAAGGAGAACGAAAGCGGTTACCCGGTATTGGTTGAGCATGAGTACACCATTGATGAATTGAAAGAGATAAAGATCGCAGAGATCAACGCTTACGACAAGTCGGATGCTGTAAACTCCTTGACGCTGGACGGAAAACAAATATGGCTGGATAAAGACACCCGTGTAGGATTAGTCAACTCAATAAACATAGAAAAAGAAGCGGGCCGGGTATATACTACTTTGTGGTACAATGCGGAGAAGTATGTAATTCCCGTAAATGACGCCTTAAATATGCTTGACCAATTAGAATTATACGCTCTTGATTGCTACAATACTACACAGGCTCATATTGCAGCCGTGAAAAATTTGCTTAGCAAAGAAGAGGTTAATTACTATAATTATAAAACCGGTTATCCGGAGAAACTCAATTTTGTATTATAAACTATAAACAGATAAAGCTATGATTCTACTAGTATTAATATCGTTCATTCTCATTGCCGGCTATGTCTTTGCAATGATAAAGAAGATGAAGGAAATTCCTTACTCTATCAGTGACACCTACTATGCCCTGACGCATAAGTTTTGGTTCGGTTTGTGCATGATCGGCTCCGGTGCATTGCTTCTTCCGGCAGCATTTGAAGCAAGTACGGAAAACAGCCAGTTTCTTGTATTCCTTTCGGTTGTCGGGATGATTGTATTGGGTGTATCTCCCAATTTCAAAGGAAGCCAGAAAACCGCCCATTGTATCGGTGCTGCTATGTCTTTAATCTTCTCCCAGATATGGGTAGGTTGCAATTCTTGGTATTGGTTATTGTTATGGGCTGGATTCATTGCGTACATGGCTATCTCCATGAGTGAGCACTGGAACGGTAACTTCATCTCCGACTTCATAAAGAGAAAGCCGATGTTCTGGATTGAGGTAATTTCATTGTTGACCGTTTATCTAACCTGTTTAGTATGAAAAAGAATACAAAAGAAGATATACAAGTATGGACCGCAGTGGGAATGTTGTTTGCTGGAGTCGGATTATCCGTTGCAGGTTTTGTTGTAGAGCCGTTAGGTCAGATTCATGACAGTGTATTGTGGTTTTTTGCTCAATGTCTGATATATGCTGGCAGTATATTTGGGATTGGGATTTATGTTAATGGGAAGTTTAATAGTTTGGTTGATAGGCTTAACAACAATAAAGAAGTAAAGGGTGATGAATCACATAAATAAAATCAGCGCATTAGCCAGCAAGCTTCTATCCAAGATCGGAATAGACGGCATGGCACATATTATAGTATGCCAGAACTTAGTTATGTGGCTATCAAAATATACGCCACTGTGGTCAGCAATCATTATAACCGTCGTGATCTTCGTCCTGAAGGAAGTGTACGACAAGTATTTCAAGAAAACAGAGTTCTCAATTAAAGACATCATCTGTGATTGCGTGGGTCTGGCGTTGGGAATATTAACATTGATATTATAGGAGGAAATAAACATGAGTTTACCAAGAGGTTTGAGAAACAATAATCCGGGTAACATCCGGATCACAAAAGATAAATGGCAGGGATTGAGAGAAAAGCAGGAGGACAAATCGTTCTTCCAGTTTACGGAAATGAAATGGGGTTACCGTGCCCTTATCCGAACCTTGCAAAACTACCGTAAAAGACACGGCTGTCAGACGGTGGCAGATTTTGTCCACCGGTGGGCACCGGAGAACGAAAACAATACAGCCGGATATATCAGCCGTGTATGTAGCGAAATGCAAGTCCCGAACACATACGTTCCGGACATCAACGATAAGGCGACTATGTGCGCTTTTGCTGCCGCCATCTCACGTGTTGAGAATGGAATTCCGGCTGTTATGGCTGACATAGAAGCCGGATGGGATTTATTATAAACTTTAATCAATAGGAGGAACAATCATGGCAACAATAAATTTGGAGTTCAAAAAGAACAGTAGCGTATGGTATGCGGAATTTCAGGTAAATTCTGATTTCAATATTCATTTGGAACGCAACAACTACGGTCGGGTGAATATTCTTCAACGGACGACAAGTGAGGGGAATTTTGAACCCGTAGTTTTGCCCGGAAGTCTTGCGTACAATGCAGGGGTAACCATAGACTGTGATTTTTCCGCATTGGTCTACCCCAAGACAATCCGCATCGAAAGTTATAGCGAAGTATTAAGTGGAACAGTAACCGAATCCGGCAATGAAGCTTAACAGGTTGTCTTTAAATGTAGTGGGGCTTAACCGGATCGGATTAAACCGAATCGGTTCGCCCTCCCGTGGCTCTTCTTCCGGTTCCGACCGTTCTTACATCGATCCGGAAGTCTTAGCTTCCTTGAAAGCTGTGTGCATCTGCTACGGTAAGAGTAACGACGACCCGGACAGGGCTATTATCAAGAACTTGGTGGACCCTGACAATCCGTTTGTGATTAGTAACGCAGCTTACACCGAAGGAAGTGGCTACGCAGATAAAGGTAGTCCTTACTATGGTGCCTTCGTCACCGATGGAGTTGAAGACCTGATTACTTCCACCAAAACCGTACAGGAGATGTTGGGAGGAAGTAATGAGATTACAGTGGTGAGTATGGCTCATTTTATAAAAGGAGAATCAAATGCACCTGAAATATGTAGAATTAATCAAATAAGAAGAGACACGAGAAGCATTAGAAACTCAATTTTAAAAATAGGAAAGAGTGGTATATTTGGTTATACATACAAAAATGGAGTAACAACCATAAACAATATTTTAGGGGACAAAAATGATTGTACAGCAGAAGGTAATTTAGACGGTATCGTTGCTCCATTTTCCGTAGAAGGTTATTATTACAATAATAATTCAAATCCTTTAGAGCTATGTTCTATTGCTTGGTACTGGACAATCATCGCCAACAAGGTACTTACCACCGACCAAATCAACCAAGTAATCGCTTACTTCAACTTGGATAGGACTCTTAACCCTGATATACTGTGTAATACCATCAAACAAGGAATCACAAACGAGAACCACGCAGAGTTTGGTGACAAGATGATAGACTTTTCAGGTAATGGTAGGGATATTCAGTTGAACAATCTAGCTTGGAAGGGGGATTCAGGTATTGGAAAGTATGCGGCAGATTTTACTAGTTGGACTACACCAAAAGAAGTACAGAAAACAAGTGATACAGTAAAGATTACTACCGAATATACCGAGCACTGGGTAGCTTATCTTGCCCCAAACAATACTTTCAAATCTATGAAAGTCCTTATCTCTGGAATTCCGGATGGAGGTGCTTTGCAATTCTTCCGCACAACGGCTGATGGAGGCGGTATAAAAATGGTGAATGGCATTAATGAGATTCCCGAATTTACTAATACTGTAGCCGCTGGATTTTACATTGATGTGCCTTTAGGTTTTGATTGGTCTAATCTTGTAATAGAGCAAATTCCTTCCCACGCAGGTGCTCTCTGCCTTGACGGTATCAATGACTTCGGCAAGGTGACAGGAATGCCGATTTACAAGGATTATACGGTAGTAACCGATAGAGAAATATTTGCTAATATTGGAGCTATATCGTCAAAGAATAATCCGGGAGCATTTGTGGAAACTGCCGGAAATTCTGTTTATAGTTTTGGTCAAGCTACTTCTGGTCTAAATTTTATTTCTACTAGAAGTATATCTTATTTATCTAAATACTCTTATTGCGGGCAATCTATAACAGCAGGTGCAGCAGAAGATGGAACTGATATGTGGTTAGGCACGATACGAGATAATGATAGCCGTTTCTTCAACGGAGCTATCTACTCTCTTATGTCCTTCCCTTATAGCATGTCCGAGTTCTTGATAGAGCGTCAGTTGAAGAAGCACAAGCTGGGTACGCTGTATCCGGATATGGTGGAGTTCAGACCGATAGTGAAGAGTAATCTACCTTATTCTTCCATTTCCTATTCTGTTAATCCCGGAGAATATATCTCTGTAGATAGCATGGTTACCATCACTGTAACGTTGCCAAATACCTCTGATAAACTAATGGAGGTATCGTGCAATGCTATCAGTGACATATCCATATCTGGTGATAATGGCGTTTACGAGATTACGGGAAAGATAGTCAAATCCCCTCAAAAGATAAACATGATTATCTCCAGTTACTTGACAATGCTGAATAACGAGACTTTAATTTCAAATGAAATATTAATTAAAAACGAATGATATTATGGAAAAGATATTTGATATAGCAAAAGATAAAGAACAGTCGTGGGGGACTTTAGCTACTGCGATTGATGGGAACTTTAACGAGACATTTGACGAGGGCTATTTGGATTATTACGAGTCTCCAGTTTTGGTGACGGAGGGTGGTTATTATGCAGCAAATGGACTTGTATCCAATTCTAGTTCTTCTTCTGTGCTGCATTCAAAAGTAGAGATTCCTACTGGCGCAATAACAGCAAAATTTGAAAATATACAGGCTTTTTCTGACGGCAAGGTAATTGTAAACTTTTTCGTAGATGGTGTTTGGTCAAGAGATGTGATAGCAGAAGTAGCTGGCAAGTTGTCAAACTATGAAATTGAGATACCAGAAGGTGTTTCTCATATTGGATTTAATTACAGAAATACTGACAAAAAAAACTGTACTTTTCACATAAACAAAAAAAGTGCCTTATTAAAAGAAGTCTGCATAAAAGACAATAGTATCACGTCACAAAAACTATCATTTTCTGATAATATTTTAAGGGGTAAAAAATGGGCTGTTATTGGTGATTCGTTTACTCTTGGTGGAGGAGTTGGGGTTTTTGAAGATGGTATATATGAGGGAGAGAATAAGAGTTATCCGTATATTATTGGGCGACGTAACGAAATGGATATCCAGCGTTTATTTGAGGGTGGGCGCACTATCTGCACTCCTCGCCAAAAAAATACAGAATTAGATTGGTCTTATAATGCAAGTCGTAACTATCTGACCTACGAAGGAGAAGACCGGCCGCTCGCTTTGTACAAGCAAATTGCCGAAGACGTAGACTATATCACCATTTATCTTGGAATAAATGACACGCATCTTATTGGTATCGGGGATGATGACGAGAGTTACGGTGTAAATGTAATAGCAGATAAGGGAACTATTGATAGCACAGAGATAACATCATTTTATGGTGCATGGAACACAGTTCTTAATTGGTTAATTACAAATCGTCCATTCGCCCATATTGGCGTAATTGTTTCTAATGGTTTAGGACGTGACGAATATCGTCAAGCGGAGATAGAAATTGCAAATAAATGGGGAATCCCATATATCGACCTAAATGGTGACGAGCGTACTCCTATGATGTTGCGCAGCACAAATCCGGCAATATGCGATGCGGCAAAGAACGCAAGATTAAATGCTCAAAGGATAAGCTCAACGAACCAGCATCCTAACTCTGAAGCTTATGAGTACGAAAGCACATTTATTGAGCAATTCTTACGCACGTTGTAAACTTCCAGACAAATCTTATAATATACAATATCTGTTTAGATTTGATTATGAAATACATTACATTCCCCACAGCGAATTTGAACGAGATTATTAACAAAATAACATTTATAAAATAACTTATGTCAACGTTACAGTACATCGTTTTTCCATATTCCGATTTGGAGGAAGTTCCACAAGAGGAGCTGGATAAAAGAAATTTAGTGCCTCGTATAAGCTTGAATGGTAAAAAGGCTTTGATGAAAGCCGAACATTATGCTGAAATATTTGCAAGTAAAATGATTATGACTCTTTCAGAGGACGGAGAGACACCGATTGTGTCTTATCCTTATCCGGTATACGAAGGCGAAGAATTGAATACTTTGCTGGCAAGTTCGGAGTGGTCTTCAAGCGATAGTGTTTTATGAAAAACTTGCTCTACATCATTCTATTGACATTGGCAATATGTCTCACATCCTGCCGGAGCATCAAGTATGTTCCGGTAGAGACTGTGAAGACGGAGTATAAGACACGTGATAGCATCCGTTTTGACAGCATCTATGAGCATGACAGTATATTCCTATTCGTAAAGGGAGATACTGTCTACAAGGAGAAGTATCGGTATAAATACCGGTATCTGACAATTAACAAAACAGATACGGTTATGCTGACCGATTCCGTGCAGATCCCTTATCCGGTGGAGAAACAATTAACCCGGTGGCAGCGGATGAAAATAGAGCTTGGCGGCTGGGCTGTTGGCGTAATTGTAATACTATCTATTGTGTTAATGCTTAAGCTATTCAGAAATTAACCGGCACTATCTTCACAGACCGTTTCCGGTATGAAAAGTTTAAGTTTCACTTATATAACAATTTCCTACGGAAAAAGGTTTTAAAGGAAAGGAGGATAAAATGATACATTAATTAATTCTAAGTACTAAGTTTATCCGGTAAAGTAGAAGGCCGGTAATCGTTAACAAATGACCTTCAAGAGTTATACTTTGTGTTTGTCCCTGGCTATGTAGTCGGGGATTTTTTTTATTATTTGTCGTATATAAAATAATCATATATATTTGTCCAAATAAAATTGATATGCTATGGAATACTTAGATGAATTTAAGGAATTTGTAAATTACTGTAATCAAAATGGTAAATATGTTGGTTGGGGAAACCCTAACTCTAAAATACTAATAGTGGGTAAAGAGTCTGCAATGGAAGAACCTGATGAGTTTTATAACAGCAATGCATCTATGTGGGATAATCATGTTAGTAATGATACAATTATGGAGTTATGTCATAAAGTAGAACAAGATGTTAACGTAGCAAAAGGGTGGGGTGTAAATACTTGGAGCAAGTATCAGAGATTAAAAGATTATATCTATGGCAGCGAAGGATTTCACAATCGGTATGTTGATTTCCCAACTCAAATATTTACTACCGAGATAAATGATGCCCCTAGCCTCCGAACTGCTCAAGCCGATAAAAGTGGAATTTCCTCACGGAAAGAATTGTTCCAGGTATCCTCCTTTATTCAAAGTTTTCCTGTGATTATATTGGCATGTTCTAATTATATTCAGAATAATGACAATATTCGCGAGATAGATAAGATTTTTGGTGTCACTTATGATGGTGATGATGTCGGTAGATTTTTGTTTAATAAAGGGAATTGGTTTTATACTCATCATGATGCCGGTGGTAGAAAACTTGTAATCCATACTCGTCAGCTAAGTGCGGATGTAAAGGATGATATGTTAAAGGAGATGGCAGAAATTATAAAAAAACATTTGGAAAGGTATGTTTGATTTATTAAATCGCTATAATAAACAGGGATGTTTAAAATTTGCTATTGATGACAAATTGAATAGAGAATGCGAGAAGGCTCAAATTCCTGATGATTGTTGTGGAGTGTATATTGTATACGGTTATTTTAAAGGGACGAAGGTTCCAGTTTATATTGGAAGTTCAGGGCATATAGAAAATGGAAAGACAGTGCATCGCAAAGGAGGGCTAAAAAGACGAATAATTGGGAAGCAGCAAAGGACTCCTAGATGGAAACTGTGGCCTGAAAAAATGCGTGCGCTATCTATCTGCAAATTGGAAATATGTTGGTATAATACAGAAAATGACAATCCGTTACTAGTAGAATACTGTTTAATATTGGAGTCTGTTATACAAAATAAAAGATTACCTCTTTGGAATAGCGAATTAAAATTGAGTAGGGAATTGAAAGGTGAGTTTGAAGATTTTGTAAACAATAATAATATTGAATGTTTAAAAATATAATATGGGAAATAAATGCGATCATAACTTCGTTCTTGAATTATGATGTTTTTGTTATTAACTTAAATAAGTCTCCAGTATGAATAGAATTATAATTATTGGTAACGGTTTTGATTTAGCTCACAATTTAAAGACTGGATATAAAGATTTTATAAATGATTATTGGGATACTGTTGAAGAAAGGATTTATGATAAATACTGGCGGTTGTTAGACCAACAATATGGAGGGGGCAAACACCCTCTTAATGACTATGAAGATCAGTTTATAAAAATTGGAAAAGAATATGATAAAACCGGAGTTAATAAAGCTTGTTCTTCTTATAAAGAAGATAGTCCTTTATGGAAATTGCATACACTAATTGATGAGCATAATAATGATCCTAGTTCTAATGTGACAGTTACTTTAACGTTCACAAATCATTTTTTTGAACGTATATCTCATCAATGTTCTCTTGTGAATTGGGTAGATATAGAAAATGAATATTATAAGGCATTGAAAGAGCTACTTCAAGAAGAAAATTACCAAAAGCAAAACGAAAGTATCCATACGCTTAATAAAGAGTTTGATAGTGTAAAAAGATTGCTAGAAAAATATTTAACTAGGATTACTGAAAACACAGAACTGAAAAAACATCAATCTATACAAGATGCATTTTCAAGTTATGTAGAATTTGAAGAAGTTGCCACTTGTAAGCAAACTGCATTTATTAACTCTTTTTTTTCTAATATGGATATACGTTTTGATTTTGACATTGACCGTCATGGAGATCTTTCATATAATGAATGCTTGACAAAGGATGAAGAACTGAGATACTATATTGATAAGAAACTTAATAATGACAATTTTAAAAAAAAGAATCTTATACCAAACACCTTGATTCTAAATTTTAATTATACAAAAACGGCAGAAAAATTATATGTTAAAAATGGAAATGACAAGATTATTAATATTCATGGAGAGCTTAACAATGAAAATAATCCCATTATATTCGGATATGGTGATGAGCTAGATGATGATTATGAAAGAATAGAGAGATTACAGAATAATGATTTTCTAGAGAATATTAAATCTATAAGATACCATAAAACCAAAAATTATAGAAGTCTTTTGGAGTTTATTGCATTAGGGCCATATCAGGTCTTTATAATGGGGCATTCATGTGGAAACTCTGATCGGACATTATTAAATACTTTATTTGAGCATGACAATTGCCTATCTATTAAAGTCTTTTATCGACAGTACGAAGATAGGACAGATAATTATATCGATTTGATAAAAAATATATCTCGAAATTTTAATAATAAGCCTAATATGCGTGATATAGTTGTAAACCGAGAAAACTGTTCTCCTTTGGTTCCGATATAAACAGAGGTAGCCGAATAAGCTACCTCTTTAATTGTATATCGTCTTTTCCCAATCGTCTAACACGGTTACATCCCACCGCGGAAGATCCGGATTAATATAAGTTACTGACCTGCCATACACAGAAAAACTTTTGCCAATAAACTCGTTGATAGCTTCATCCTCTCCTTTTTGCAAACTGATATTCATAAAGACATGCATTTCATCCCAGTTGGTTGGCCCAATGAACAAAGATTCAATGAGCCTACCTTTAACTGGAGCACCGACAATCTGGTCTTTTATTCGCTCAATGAGAGCAATTGCTTCTTCAAATGTCATATAGATTATTTTCCAGCAAATATAAGAAAAAGGTTCGGTTATCCTTTCATCAGCATAATATCTGCTCTCATCTCTATATATTCAGTATATTTTTCTGGATTGTTGGTATAGTCTATCACCCTGTTTATGGCTATTTCCGCTTGCTTTTGCTTTACCTTTGTATAAAAAACGCTCGCATCGGTCGGCAAACTGGATGTGGGCGTTTGGTGGTTAATAGGTTAATTATTAGTGAAATTGAGATTTATTATTTAGGTGTAATTATGGTCATTACTTTTAGTGCATCTGTTTCTCGGTTCAAGTCACGTTCTATTCCTACCGGATTGGCAACTCTTCCTTCAGGATCGTAAACAAAACAAATTAGAGTATCGCAATCAGGGTGTGCGGTGTATCTCTCTATGTCTATCATTAACTGTTCACCTACTTCTTTGGCTCCTAAATTATTCCGAGTCTTCTTCACCTCTATGACAATCTTCTCCTTTTTTAGAAGGAAATCCATACGAGAAGCAGCACCTGCATAAGTTGGCGTCCACTCTTCTGCGCGTACATCATCGAAGTGCAAACGAAGAAGTGCGTGTAGTAAGTCCTGCACATCATATTCATCCACTATCTCGATAGTTGAACGGTTTGCATGACGTTGTTTTAGCTGACGTGATATTTGATGAAAACGATTACAGATATTTTGCACTGTGGTAATTGTATCATTAGAGTCGATGTTAGTACCATCTTCCCTAATTTCTATTTCTGCAATCATGCCATCCATCATTGTAGCACATCTATCTAAATCTCTTAAATATGATTCCTTTATTTTGGTGTTGTGAGTCATTGATGGGCTAATTAATTGTACTTGGGGATAAAAAGCTAAAGCATCAAATCTTTTATAATAATTGGAATTAATTCCAAAAATAGCTTTTATCACGACTTGGGTCTGCTCTCTCCAAGACTGAAAAGGTTTAACTAAAGAGTTTTCGTATACTTTGAGTGAATCGATTTCATTCTGTTGCTTTATAATAAGTTCTTTTGCTCTTTTTTTTTCCATTCTTTTGCTATTTTTAAAGGTTTTCCGCCAGTTTCTTAATATCCTCCTTGCTATTCACAACATGAGTGCTGTCCCCGATCCGGATGGCTCCGACTACTTCGTCGGAAGACTTCTCGAATAGAGCTGTGACTTCCACTCCAAGAGCATCGGCTATCTTGGAAAGTGTTTCAATAGTGGGATTGCCTTTTGACAACGTATTAGCTAATGTAGAACGGGCTACCCCCATTTTGTCAGCTAAATCTTGCAGGGTAATACCTTGCGATTTACAATGTTCGGTTATTCTTAGGTTCATAAGCATGTATTTTTTTACAAAAGTACGTTTATTCTCATTTTATACTATTATAATAGTATTAAATAAGGTTAATATACTAATTAAATAGTTCTTTTTGTTCGCATGCGTACTATTTAAATAGTATATTTGCATCATCAAAGTACAACAAAATAGTATAAACGCTAAAAATATACGATTATGAAACGCTACAACTTATCTCAAATCATGAAAGATGCTCATAGATTATATAATAATGAGTATCAGAGAAAAGGTCGCTCTTGGGGCGAATGTCTGCAAACTGCTTGGCGTTGGGCGAAAGATGCTGTAAAGGTACGTGCAGAGAAAGAAGCCAAGTTACAAGCTATGGTTGAAGCAAGCTGGGCTGCTCATAATGAAAGAAAGAACCAACCGGCACAACCGGATAGCTTAACTTGGTCTGACTGTTACAATTCAAATAGTAAAGGCTATATGGGCTCTCAATACTGCGGTGATTAAAGCAAAAGAATATAGAAATGAATAAAGAATAAACATTAAATAAAAAGAATTATGAAAGCAACAATAGCAATGACAAAAGAAGCTCAAAAGAGAGGTGAGTATAAAGAGACATCTTTGGATGCATATAAGAAGAACGCAGATTTTCTTATTATCTCATGTGGTTACAGAAGTGCAATCAGCTTTAACAAGCCCGTTGAACTGAAAGAAAGCCGTTCTATCAGCCGTGCAAACTGTGGTGGTCATGTCTATTATGTAACTGATAAGGCACTGGATAAACTGAAAAAAGAATATTCGTGGTCTTGTGATTTCTAATATAGTCCGAAAGTGGTAGTCTTAGACGTTGGCAATAGCGATTAAGTGAGTGCACGCACTGAAATCGAACCGTCAGCCGGATTTTAAAGTATAAACACATAAAATATAACGATTATGAAAAAAGAAAAATATGGCAACAATTGAAATTGAATGTTCAAATACACATTCAATACCAGTATTCAGCGACTTTTTAAATGAAGTACAAAAGCGGTTTTATATTGAGAAAGAAGCTAAGAGTGAATTATATTCTTTTATCATACAGATGGGGCTGTTAGACCAATTTAGAGAGTTTTCTCAGCATTATAAGGGCGTGAATCATCATGCTGCGTGTATTGATATGCTCACAGTATGATTTTTACACGATTATTCAGAAAGGCAGTCTTAGCACGACCTTTGAAGACTGCCTTTTATTTATTAACTTTAAAGCAAAAAAGCATGGATGAAATTTGGAAAGATATCAAGGGATATGAAGGCTTTTACCAAGTATCTAATTTAGGTAGGGTTCGTTCACTTGATTGTGTTATTATTAGGGTAAATGGGAGAACCATGACTAGAAAAGGGGCATTAATTTCACATAAAATTAATACTCAAGGTTATCCAACAGTCAGACTTCACATAAAGGGAAAATATCAAAATATTCCATTACATAGATTAATAGCAGAAGCCTTTATTCCAAATCCAGAGAATAAACCATGCGTAGATCATATAAATACTATAAGAATAGATTATAGTATAGACAATTTAAGATGGGTTACATATAAGGAAAATTCAAACAATCCAATTACTCATAAAAGGAATAAACAGAATTCCTCCTCTAAAGAAGCAATTGCGAAGAAACTCTCTACATTAGTTCGTAATAAAGCGAAAAATGCTCCTAGAAAAGTTTATCAGTTTAGTAAAGATGGTACTTTCATTGCTGAACATGAAAGTGCAAGCGAAGCTGGTAGAAAATTGAATATTTATTGTGGGCACATTTCATCAGCTTGTAATAGATATGCCCACCAAATAACCGCTGGCGGATTTCTATGGTCATATAACAAGAATGAGGTACCAGAATATAAGCCATGCAAGAAAAATATGAGACCAATAAATCAATATGACAAGGAAGGTAACCTTATAAAAAGATGGGATAGTGTTAAATCCATATTGAAGCAATTCAACATCTCAAGATATTATTTACTGCAATGTCTACAAAAGAAAGTCGAGGTTCACGATGGCTTTAGATGGGAGTATGACGAGAAACAGCCTACTTAAAGTATCTAGATTGGGAAACATGACTTCAAGTAGGCTGTTGTTTCTTACTGCTGTAGAAGAATAAGTCTTTCTCTGAATTCTATAACATCTTTGTATTTATCGGGGTTATTCACATAATCAATAACCCTTTCTACGGCTGCTTTAGCTTGTATAGCTCTAGTGCGTGTATAATATCGAATAACTCCCCTACTCTTATCTGAATGACCGAGACAATAATCTATCACTCCGTCTGGTATGCCAAGTTCAGAAGCGAATTGCGCAAAAGTCTTACGAGCGGAATAAAAACACAATGCCTGTTTGATTCCCAAGTGCTCTTTTAGTTCCCTCATGCAAAGATTGATATATTTCTGCAAATTAGAATAGGTATAAGAATACCCCAAATCCAAAAATCCTTTTTTATTTATGTACTTACTGATAATTGCTTTCGCTTCGCGATGTATAGGTATCGTTATGACTGATTTTCCAGTCTTAGCATGAACAGTCTTGATTCTTTCAAAAGAAAGTATATCCACCGACAAATCAACAGATAATAAATCTTTCAGATTGATACCACACAAATAGAAAGAGAGTAAAAACATATCCCGACCTAAATTCAACCGTTTTCCTTCGACTTCCGCCCTTTGTATTTTCTGAAATTCTTCTATTGAAAGATCGCACTCTTTAGGTTCTGCTGTTGGTATTTTCGTGTACGCAAATGGGTGCACATCCGTTTTCAGAACACCTGATTTTATCAGCTCGTTTATCCGGGCTTTCAGATGGGTCAATCTCAATCCGATGTTCCCATTAGCATAACCTTTCTTTATCATCCACTTTTTAAAATGCTCTACCAATAAAGTATTAATTGCAGGAATAGGTACATCTCCTTCCGAATTAGCAAACACCCGTACAGTCTCCTCATTCATTTTGGCATAGCTTTCCCTACCCTCTTCCTTAATTTCATTTATGCGCTGTTTCCAGAAATCCAAAAACGAAATATGTGAAGGGCGTTCCTTGGACATTATAATCCGCTTTATCTGAATTGCAGAAAAATAGTCTATGCATTCAATAGAATTAAACTTCTCTTTGTATTGTGAAAACACAAATTCAAGCCTTTTATTCATGACATTCGCATCCTTCCGGTAAGCGACTTTACCGTTATCGAATTCTGCAATATCATCTAACAGAAACTCTGTTTTGATGTAGGCACGTTCTTTCTTTTGGGAGATGCAGACTAAGATGGGAAGCCTACCATCATGTTCCTTAATGGAACTTAAAATTGTTAATCTGATTGTTGCCATAGTCGAATAATCAAAACACAATTCTACTATACAATTTTGTGCAAATATATACGCAGATTTATGTTTTTTTTATTCGGAATTGAATTTTTAGAAAAGAGAAACGCTGATTAAAAAACTAATAATCAGCGTTTTATTTGAGAGCCGCTAGCCAGACTTGAACTGGCGACCTACGCGTTACGAATGCGTTGCTCTACCAACTGAGCTATAGCGGCGTT